TCTGTCTTTGGCACAGTCAATAAGTATCATCCCGCTGGAAGGAATTTCATCCTTGTCGATTACCAACGACTTGATACCGTAAACTGCCGGACGGAATATAAAACAGACAATATCCGCATCCTGCTCTATTGCTCCAGACTCCCGCAAGTCCGCAAGTCTGGGCCTTTTATCTGCCCTGTTTTCTACTTCCCTGTTAAGCTGTGACAATGCTATAACAGGGATATTAAACTCCTTTGCTATGCCTTTCAGCCCCCTTGATATGGTTGCTACTTCCTGCTCCCTATTGCCGGCCTCTGCTGTCATAAGTTGTAAATAGTCAACTATGACAAGTTCTACTCCGTGCTTCAGAATCATCTTCTTTACCTTGCTCCGTAGTTCCATAAGAGATAGCCCCGGTGTGTCATCAATGATGATAGGAAGGACGGCTATGTCATTGCTCTTTAGTGCAACTTCCTCTAAGTTTATCTCAGCATTTCTTATCTGAACATTCGAATAACCCGAAACAGATGACAGGAACCTGGCCGCTATTTCACTATCTGACATTTCAAGTGAAAACAACCCGACAGGATGATTAAGACTTGCCGTGTTAAGAGATAACGCCAACGCCAATGCTGTCTTACCCATCGACGGCCGGCCGGCAATGATGATAAGGTTGCCCGGTTGCCAACCCCCTGTTTTTCTGTCGATAGATGTATAGCCTGAAGGAATACCTATCAGTGACTTTTGCTTAGTGAATATCAGTTCAACATCTTTTAACAGTTCATCAATACAGGTGCTTATCTGTCGTGATTCTTTCGACTGTGTGAAGTCAGATAGTTTGAATAAGGAATTTTCAGCGTGTTCAATAACATCGCTAATATCTTCCATATATGCTTTATCTGATATTTCGTAAGAAATTCGAATGTATTCACGAAGCAAATATTTTTCCTTTATCAGTAGTGCATACTGTTCCGCTTGCTTGTCGGAGAATATCTGTTCGGTAAGTTTTGTAAGATACATAAAGCCCCCGGCATATTCCAGTTGCCCCGTCTTGCGTAACTGTTCCGCTACCGTTATCATGTCACAAGCACCCTTAGAACTTACTTCTATCATCGCAGTAAATATCTTCTTATGCTTGTCGTCGTAGAACATTTCAGGCTTTAGCCGGACGCTGTTGATAGTGTCAGGATAAACAAGACATATCCCTAAGACTGAAGTCTCAAGTTGTAAGTTGTGCGGTGGTATTCTATCTGGTGTTATCATTTGTCTGGGCCGGATGAAAAGTGTGGAATTACAGGAATAGGATTTTTTTCCAGTTCCCAATCCTTTTTATTTTTTTCCCACGTTCTTATATGTGCTTGCCAGTCTACTAATCTTGTTTTGTTTTTGCCGTAAGTCCAGCCGGCAGCAGTATTTTTGTCAATAAAGTATTGCGGGTCTATTCCGTTATTCCTTTCCTTACAATACCTATCAACCATTTCAAGCGTTGGGGGAATTATATTTCTTTCATTCTTAAGTTCTTTTTCTTCTTTATTATTCTTGTTTGTTGTCGGTTGCTTGTCGGTTGCTTGTCGGTTGCTTGTCGGTTGCTTGTCAGGTTGTTTGTAGGTAGTTATGCCATTGCCCTGATAACTTTCGTAATTACAAATAGTTATTAAGCTATATTTGTTTGTCGTTTGTCTGTCGATTTCTTTAGTTTTTTGCAATCTATCTAAGCAAGTCCTTAAAGAGCGAATACTAATTCCAGTTTTCTCGTTTAGCGTATTTAGCCCGGTTAATATCTGCCCTCTCTTTATTATTATCCCCCTCCATGTCCCTTCTTCGTGATTGGCATTAAGTAAAAGATATATGAACAAATGAACCATCTCGGATATATTAAACCATTCCCAGTCGCTAAATTTTCTGTATAGTTTTATCCACCCCTCCATGTCAAACCCTCCTGAATAAAGTAAGCCCCCACCGGAAAGTAAAAAAGCACTCAAACCCCGAAGCGACTCGTACAGTTCTTGTGCTTATTTTACCCCAGTGAGGGCAATATGTCAAATAAAAAGTTACTTTATTCATCTCGCTTCGGTTAAAGTACGACACAAATATAACTATTATCTTTTACAATAGAACTATCTATATGTATTATTTTCAACAAAATTATCAACTATTTATTTTCTTAAAAACTAAAACATTTTGATGTATTTTAACCAGTTTTTTATTACTCCCAAATATTCTATCTGCTCTCATGCTTGCAGTTCCGACAGCGTTTAATAATATTGCATCATTGTAAAGTTTTGCTCCAGCTTCAATAAAGGCTCTTTTTGTATCTCCAACAAAATCGTAATAAAAACCATCTTTATCCCTTACCTCTCCAACAACAAAAACAGCATAACAATTGGGTTTTAATAGTTTTAATGCCTTTTGTATAATTGAGCGGTATTTTATTACAAAATCCTTATAATCCATATTTGAAAGGTCTTCAGGCAAATCGGAGTAAACTTCTAAATCGGCATAAGGCGGACAACTGAATATAAAATCAAATTTCATTTGCCAGTTATTATTTAATAATTCATCACTATCACCACAATACCATTGCGGTTGATTTTCAATAGACAATATATTTAATGCCTGTTCTCTGTTATTTTCTACTTGTTCTTGTCTTAATTCAAGTCCTGTATATTTATACCCTAAATAATTGGCTACTATTCCACGAACAGAACCACCGGCAAAAGGGTCTAAAATTGTGCCATTTTCAGGGCAAAACCAATTGTACATCAACTCTGTTAAAGCAGGGTCGAAAATACTTGTATCTTTTTCTCCTAATGATGCAGTTTTGGAATAATTAAGCAAGTTTTCACCCCTACCAACTTCTGATTTTAGTCCTTTTTGTATCCATTTCCTTTTTCTGTTTTGCCAACTACCCTGCCTTGTATCAAGAACAGAGAAAGGCGGTTCTAAAAATTTATCCCGAAGAAGTACATCTTCAATAATTTCGTTTCCAAATAAATCGACCTGTTTCATCACTATAAATAATTAAATTCAGCATCTATTTTAAACTCATGCCCGTCGACGCATTCGTAGTTACCCGGCTCCTCGGAACGTGCCAGCGAGTAGTCGACATAAACTGTTTCCCGTCCTTCCGGTTCAGGGATTACTAACCGGCTGATGCGGTAGACTTCGGTGTTGCCGCAGATGGGGCATTTAATTTGTGGTATCATTTTAGTAGGTTTCATTTAACGTAAAAGTGTTTAGTTGATGGCGACTTCGGAATGACAGGAATATTAAGACTTTCGGCAAGTTCTATTTCATGCCTCATTCCATTGCTTATCCTATCGCCATATAACCACACTTCGTTAATAAATCCAGCCTTGAGCAGGGCTATATCATTCTTTATTCCACGCTCCCTTTCCTCTGGAATTGTATCATCTAAGGCATGGCAGTCAACGAAGTAATGAGCAAAGGGCAATATATCCGGCTCTGTCAGGTTTATGTAACGTATAATATCGCTCACTTTTGATAGGTTCCCTTCAATATCACCGCTTAGTGGGTGTGCTATGTAAACTATTTTCATTTAATTTGATTATTTCGTTTTGCATCATATACAATGCTTCTATTGCGATGACTTCTGGAAGGGCTTTTCTTGATGCAAATGTTGTAGCCATAAGTTCAAGTTTCTCCTGATTCGGCACGTCAAGCGGAAGGGCAAGGATGGCATCAGCGGCCTTATCATATCCTACCCATTCATTATGATATTTATGAGTTAAATACGGAGGATCACCGCCGCTTAACTGGTCCTCAACAACAATATTTTGAATATTATTTTTTATTATCTCTATTATCCATTCTCTTTTCATCTTTCAGTTTTTTAAGTTTGTCAGCCAATATCTTTAACTCCGGCAGGTGTTTCTTTTTGAACTCTGCGTAAGACAGTATCCTTTCAAGGATGGCTATCTGCTTTGATTTGTTGTCTTTCATTATCAGTATTTTTTACCGTGTCGGTACTCCCTTGTTTGATTATACTTTAGTTTCTGCTCTATGAAATAATCAATGTTTATATTTCTCGCACCGCACAAATCCAGTAAACGGATAAAGGCATCAGCAATCTCATCTTCAAATGTGTCCTTGATATATTCCTCAAAACAGGCTTTCCAATTACCGCCCACATGAAGTCCTCTTTCAAATGCTCCTTCTTGTGCATATTTTACTTTTCTATCAGCTTCCATTGCTTCGGAAAGCTCAGAAACAATTAACATCAATAATGTTCCTGTTTCACGGGGCATATCCCAAAACCCTTTCTGTTTGGCATACTCGTGAATTTCCTTTGATTTGTCATTTAGTGTCATTTTTTATTTTGGTTTTTTATGTAAATCAAAATTGTAAACTTTAAATAGCCCTGTGTTTAATTTTCTATGAAACCGATTATAACTCCATGACACCCTCCAATCATAAGTAACTTGGAAATGCCACATTAATATTCTGATGTTAATTCTTAAATCACTCATTTTCTGTTAATTTATTAAGAAACCATTGTTGACTTTCTTTATCAGGTGGAAACTTCTCTTTAATAAGTTCTGCAAGCGTTACGGGCTTAAGCCAAAACTTAACATAAGTAAGCCAGTCCTGCTTGCCCTGTGCGTTATTCGTTTTGTACCAGTGGTAAATATCCAATGGTCTGTCATACTTATCATCAATCATAACAAAATAATATCCTTCCCTTGCGGGTAAATCTTCCTCCGTATGTATGTAGACGGGTATATAAATATTTTTCTCCATATCAATAATCCTCCCCGTCTATTTTAAACTGATGCCCGTCGACGCATTCGTAGTTACCTGGTTCCTCGGAACGTGCTAACGAGTAGTCGATATACACTGTTTCCCGTCCTTCCGGTTCAGGGATTACTAACCTGCTGATGCGGTAGACTTCGGTGTTGCCGCATTCGGGACATTTGATTTGTGGTATCATATCTCTGGTTTTAAAAGTTCATCATCTGATAGCACCCATAAAAGAGCCTTTCTACCGTATTCAAGTCTCGTTACATCAGCAGTTATTAATCTTTCATCATACTCCTGTATAGGCAATGATTTGACATAATCAATCTGTAAATCATGTTCAAGAATCTTTGCCTTTATTTGTTTTTCTGTTTTCATATCCCGTTAATTTCATCCTTACAAAATGTCCTGATACTTACCCGCCAATCCTCGGAGCGATGAGCAGCCAAAAGACGGAAGGCTTCAATAAACAGCCGGACTATCCCGCAGTGTAAATGCTTCTTAGCCTGGCCTAATTCGATTGTGTAGAAGTGTTTCATTTGTATTTTTTTATCAATTCCATTAATTCGCTTCTTGTCCATTTATAGCCGTCCTTCTTATAAAGTTTAGCCCTGTATTCCAGGTCGGAACATCTCTGCTCTCCTATCCTTTCCTTCAGGTTGGCAGCGTAGTTCAG